TTAACGCCTTTGAGTCTCTTGAGGCCTTCCCTGCAAATATAATTGTTCCACTTCCAAACCAGGCAATATCTTCAATATTTAGAGCTGCAGTAAATCACTGTGAAAACATGAGTTCTATAGCAAATCGACTCGAGAGAATGGCCTTTATCGGTGCTCAGAGTGGAGTAACTCCTGAGTCGCTGATTGGTCTTGAGGAAATTGCCGTTGAAGATATTGGAATTATTGAAGGCATTCAGGGAGACGATCCTGAGGAGGTTCTCAATGGAAATACTGAAGATTTAGTAAACTTTAAGTTGGATGAAAATTACACCAGCAATAGAGCTGTATACTTCTTCCCAGATTCAATCGTTAGAAATGTAAATGGTACAAATATTTCCCTTCACGGTTTCTATATAGCTGCCGCTGCAGCAGGCTACCTATCTGCTAGGCAGAATGTCGCTATACCTCTTACAAATAAGACTCTATCTGGATTCTCAATTACAAGAGATAAGATTTACAAGCCGGTTATACAAAACCAGCTTGGCGGAGTTGGAGCCACGTTGCTTGAGCCTGTAACGGGCGGAGGCAGAGTCCTCGCCGGAAGAACCACAAGTAACTCTGGATACGTTGAAGATGAAGAAATATCTATAATGTTCGTTAGAGATCACGTTAAAAAGATTCTCAGAGACTCTTTGAGAGGGTTTATTGGAGGGGTTCAAAATCCAGATACGTACGTTCTTATGGGCAATAGAGTTAGTTCTATAATGTCAGCTCTTATTGGCCAGGGTTTGATTACAGACTTTGATAATGTTAATGTTGAGCAAGACAAGGTTGATCCAAGGCAGATAAATGTTATTTTAAGATTTACTCCAGCATACCCAATCAACTACATCTTTATTGATATTGAAGTTGGAATTATTTAAGGAGATATATAATGGCTGATTACCCAAATACAGGAACTATTTTTGATAACCCAGGTTCGGGTGGATCAACAAGAACAGGCTTATCTACACAGATTATTGTTTACGTAAATGGTGAGCCGGTCGGAGCAATTCAAAGCTTTCAGGAAACACAGAACAGACCTCTTAAGAGGATTGGAGAAGTGGGAACCGATGGAGTTATTGAGCTTGTTCCAAACCAGCAGACAACAATAAATCTAAGTGTAACAAGAATTGTTTTTGACGGACTATCTCTTCCAGAGGCTTTTGCCAGAGGTTTTAGAAATATTCATGCACAAAGAATTCCATTTTCAATTGTTGTAATCGACAAGTTTACTGGAGATGATAAAAGGTCTGTTGTTACAACTTATCATAACTGCTTCTTTACCTCTCTCACAAAGACTTACCAGTCGAGTGACTACGTTATTTCGGAAACCGCACAGGTCCACGCAGAGTACATGACAAGCGAGAGAGCGGGCAAGCCAGTATCCGAATCACAGGGCGTTGGTGGATCAAGAGAGATTGGAAACAGACAGGTTGATCGCAGAGAGCTTCGCTCCGATCGTGGCCGAAGAGGCTCCCTTGATTTCCCCGGCCTGATTCGAGCACAGTTTGGTGACGGAGAATAAGTTGGTCGCAGCTTAAATAAATAAAATTTTTAAGTAGAATAAAAGCACCAAATATATTTTGGTGCTTTTTTACTTTCAAGGAGAAGTTATGCCGAGAACAAGAGCAACAATTAGTGATGATGCTTCAGCAGAAGAGTTAGAAGCTGTAGATCAGCTTGATGATGCGGGAGCTAAAGTTGCATCTGATTTCAAAAATTTAGTATTATTAGGCCGTTTAGAAGAAGATGTTGATATCTCAGGGTATACATTTACGATGACAACCTTATCTGCAAGGGGCCAGAGAGATATCATGAAGCATATTATGTCTCTTGACGAAATGGATAGAATACTTGGGGCAAAAGCTGTAGCTGTAGCTTATTCGATAAAGTCAGTCAACGGAACTCCGCTCTTTATTGTATCGAAAGATAATGAAGGCGAGACGGATATGGAAAGAAACCTTGATTTCATACTAAGTTTACAATCCTCAGTTATTGAAAGGCTTTACGCAAAATATGAAGAGTTAGTTCAGCAATCCGGAAAAGAAGTAGGTCTCGAAACCTTAAAAAAATAGTAAAAGAGCCTTACCATAGGCTCCGTTGGAAGCTTTGCAAAATATGGAAATGCTCAGTTGATGACGAAAGGTTTGATCTAATTTCTGGACACCAATGGTCTTGGTATGCTGCCATGATTTCTGAGGATGAAAACGAAGAATATGAGAGGAATATATCTCTCGCAGAATATTTGGCTTCTTTTTGGAATGCAGAAGCTGTTCAGAAAATTAGGGCTTCTCGAGAATCCAAAGATGATGATAGATTTGCCTCTGATGAAGAGTTTGAGCAGCAAATTCTTAGTGGCTCATTTAAAGACAATGATTTCTTAAACTCTCTATTTAAAGAGGGCGAAGAAAATACTAATTCAAATGATAATATAAGAAGGGGTTTTAGAGAAACTCGTTTACCAAAAGATCTAAGCGGCATGAGAAAGCTGTTTGGTGATGATCAGGATTAGTAATGCTTGGTGATATACAGAAATTTGCAGATGGTGTTGCGGCTTTGACTGCTGCTGGAGATAGGCTTGCCGATAGTACCGCCAAGATGGAAAGGTATGGTATTGCAATAAAGGGAAACCAAGCTGCAATTAGAGATATGACCCAATCTCTTGACGCACTTGTAAGTATAACTGGAAAAGTTGGAAAAGCTATAGGAAAAACCTTTTCCCTGCTTGGCGGAGATGACTCTGTTTTGGGAGGGATGGGGCAGATGATTGAAGCTGCTAGCGGAGGTTTGGATAAACTTTCTGGTTTTGCGCAAGATTCAGCAAAAGCTTTAGGAGAAATGTTTGATGCGCCTTCAAGGGAAATTAGAGCTCTTGATGGCTTTGTGTTTGGTCTAAACAAAAGGTTTGTGGGAACCATTGATGCTGCAAGAGAGTTTTCTGATGCATTGGTAGCGTCCTCTGGAAATGAGTTTGCAAGGTCTCTCTATATAACTAGAGGCAACCTAAGAGAAATGGCTGATGCAGCAAGCAATACTCAGCTAACTTTGGATCAAATGAATCAATCTGTATCAACCTCATTGGGAGAAACAACACTCTTGGGATCTGCTTACGCTTTTGCTTCAGCTTCTGGAATGGATTCCAGAACAACCATGTCTCTTTTAAATACAATAATAAACAAGCAAGGCGTTGAGGTTTCTGAGGCAACAAAAGTTCTTGGAGTATATGCCGGAACATCTCAGGCGACAGGGTTATCTATTGATAAAGTTGCTTCCTCATTAAACTCTGCAGTTTCAGGTTTTTCAAAGCTTGGAGCTTCTGCAGACTTTGGTCGCCCCGTACTTGAGGGATTTTCTAGAGTTGTTAGAGATATGGGACTAGGCATTGAGGAGGCAGACGGCCTTGCTAGAACCTTTTCGGCATCTTTGCTTAATTTGGCAACAGATTATTCGGGAGCTTTTGTTGTACAGCAAAGAAGCGGTAGAGACTTTGGGGGCGGAGGAGGAGCTCTTGGTGCGTCAATTGGATTGCAGGCAGAAATTTTAGATGCAGAAAAAACTGGTGATCAGTCAAGAGTTGCTTCAGAGTTAGCTTCAGCAATGAAAGATACTATAGCATCATTTGGTGGTGGCAATATTGTTACAGTGGGAGATGCCGCGCAAAGCCCAGAGTTGCAAACCCAGTTTTACACTCAGCAGCAGCTTCTTATGAATCAGTTTGGAATAAGGGATCAGGGTTCTGCAAATAGAACTCTAGAATATCTTCAGGGTCTGGAAAAGGCAACAAGAGAAGGTGATATATCAGGGCAAAGACACTTTGAAGAGCTTATTAATAATGAAAAACAAGGCCGAGATGAACTTCTTGATTCACAGCAGAAAATAATTGTTGAACTTAGAAGGCAAACAGATCTTTTGATGTTAGAAAACAGAGATGCTTTAATGGCACAATTTGAAGCGGGTTCAGCGCTTGCACAAAACATAGTTATGCCAGGAGTTGTTAATGCTGGCGAAAAAGCAAGAGAGATGTTTGGAGATGGTGCAGATGAGGTAGCTTATTTTTTCCAAGATATGGCGCGAAGAGCAGGAGCTATGGACAATCCTGCTGATATTGCCGCCCTTCAAGAGCAGCTTTCTGGCCAAGGTGCTGCTATGCGAGAAGCTGATACTCGAGCATTAGATGTTGCAGATATGAGAAGAAGAATCGGCAGGCATAGTCCGGAAGAAATTATCTCTATGTTGAATGAGGCACAGGCACAGGATAAAAATGATGTAGAAAGTTTAAATGAGCTAATCGATATGGTTTCAACCGGAGAATTTGGCATGAACGAAATTGCTGATGATAAAAAAGATGAATTTAGAGAAGCAATGATAGAAACTTTAAAAGAAATATCAGCAAATCAAACTATTGATGTCAGGGTAACGGTCGGTGATTCCGGTCAGCTACAGGCAATGGCAAATGTTGTCAAACAGGTTGCTGAGAAGCAATAATTTTAAGGAGAAAAAATGGCAAGGTTAAATCCATCTACAGCATGGGGAGGTTCAAGGAGAACGATTGTTTTCTTCTTGCCAAGCGGTATGGAAGCTATACTTGAAGATCAACCTTCTTTGTCAGAGTCAGACGAAGGAGTTGGCTGGTATCAAGCTCAGTTATATATAAACCCTCAAACCGTTAACATTAGAGAAAAGAAGCTTGTAAAATCAGACCTAACAAAGGGAGGCTTTGTTACTCAGTATTGGGGAGAAGACTTAACCAAGCTAGAGGTGAGAGGAACAACGGGATCAGTTGGAATAGAGGGTATAAATGTTTTGCGAGCAATATATCGCCATGAACAAGCTCAGTTTATCAATATAATTAACGATAGAAAAAGAAAGTTTGCAGAAGAGGCGGCAAAAGCTGCCGCAAAACAAGATGATATGGAATCAAGGAGTACGTTTGCAGATCTTCTTACTGGTGGTGAGTTTTCAAAAACCATAAATGGACTAGAGAATGCGGTAGACCTCATTGTAGATTCTGTTAACGGGGGCGATGTAAAAAGAACCGCCTTTTCATCTGCACCAACACTTGCTGCTTTAGCAACGAATGTTGACTTATATCATGATGGAGAATTTTTTAGAGGATATTTTGATTATTTTAATGTAGATGAAACCGCAAATGCGCCCGGTCACTTTGATTATTCTTTTGCATTTACCGTTCTCAGAAGAACCGGAAGGAGAACAAACTTTATGCCGTGGCACAGAAACCCTCTTACTCAATCGGGAGAAACAAGAAGAAGCCCCAGCGTAGAGGCAGATAAGGGAAATCCGAAAACTGCAGGCAAAACATTTACCTTTCCAATTGAAGATAATTCTGATGAATAAAAGTATAATTAAGACATGTCATATGATTTAAAAGAAAAAATTGCATTAACTTGGCAGAAAGCTAAGGGGAATCTTTTAAGCGGAGAAATACCTGGGTATATAAACTATAACTCCCACCCTCTGCTTGGAACTGGTGCTTCTATATATTTTAATCAAGACAGTTCCAGCTCAATTGAGCTTGATACAAGAAATCACGTTGCCATGTCTCCTGAGGCAACCATTCTTGTTAAAAAGAAAGCTTTTTCAAGTCTAAAAAGCGGAAATGATCTTCGCTTTATGGATAAAACAGAAAAGATGCTTCTTAGAGCAACGAAAGCTCTTTTTGCATATAAAGTTCAGCAAATAAGAGCCTACGAAAGCTTAACAAAGTTTAATGACTTTTATGATAAAAATTCTGCATATGATCTTGGGGCCCTTGCAACTCTGGTAAATGAATCACGCATACTCGATAAGCTATCTCAAAAGGGTGATGAGTATTCGTTTTATAATTCCAAAGGAAACGAGATTTACAAGAATCTAGATGAGGACTTCAAGGAGTTTATTGGAGACAGTCTTTTCGCTCAAGATTACTCAAGAAGAGCCGAAGATATACGAGAAATTATAAAAAGAAAGATGTTCTCAAAGGAGACCAATCTGACAACATGGATCGTTGACGAAACTAGTGCTGATAATAGCATTCTTGGTCCTGGAACCGGGGTTATTGAGCTTACAATCTTTAGAAACTTCTCTACCACAACAACAAATACTGCAAATCCATCTAGTGCATCAATAGATATATCTTATCCTTATAGAATAGGGAATATAATTGATGCCGATATTGAGTTGGCGATAGAAGAGGCCTTAAATGGAACTGTAGGAATTTTATCGAGTCTTACCGATGGTCCCAGTAGAAA